TTAGCCTACAAAATTGGATGTGCCGATAGCCTAATAGGTAAGTGGGAAAGATATGAACGCTTACCTTCAGGCTTTATGCTTTTAGATTGGATCGAAGCTTTAGATTGTAAGCTAAAAGTTCAATGAAGAAATGCGATGTGTGTAGCACACACAGCAGATACTTTACGAAAGTAAAGAGTAGTAGAACTTTCTTTGTTTGCTTTAACTGTAAGGAGAAATCAAATTGGCAAGCTCGTCTAGCAGAAAAGGAACATACCATGAGAACTTCTTTGTCAAGCTCTTCAAATCGTGGAAGATCAAAGCAAAGCGTCAGCCTCTTAGTGGAGCGTTGGGAGGCGAATATAAAGGCGACCTCGTCATCAACCTCAACGGACAAGAAGTAATCTGCGAAGTAAAGTATCGTAAGAATAGCAGCTTCCCATCCCCATTCACAACAATGATTAACCGGGATGCTGTTATATATAAGAGGGGTGGTAATGCAGAACCTAGATGGGTAATGTTTTTATCAGAGTCAACAGTAAAGAAACTATGGAGAACCAAATGAGAAGTGTTGAAACATAAAGATGTCCTTTAAAAATATCCAAGGTATCTTGGATGCTGATGTTGGTGATCCAGTAGCCAAGCTTGTGCTATTGACAATCAATCATTATGCTAACCAAGAAACCATGATTGCTTATCCATCCATCAGTACGATTGCAAATAAGTCTGGACTCAGTGAGCGAACTGTAATTCGTAAGCTTGAATACCTAGTAAATAAAAAATTTTTGATTCGCAAACGTCAGGGTAAGAATCAGGTAAACATATATAGAGTACGGAAGTGTCAGGCTGTCACCGTGGAAGTGACAGAGTGTCACTCAGAGGGTGACACAGTGACACACGAACCTACTAATAACATACTATCTAACAGAGAGAAGGGCAATGCAGTTACAATTAAACCACAACAAAAGACAAGTAGCTTTAAAAAGTCTAACAACTACAACTCCAAAAGAGATCGAGCAAAAAGTTCTTTCTTCTTTGGCATCAATTCTAAACTACGAGGAAGTACTTAACAATGACTTCAGTGTGCGTGGATACAAACTAGTCGAGCAGCCTAGCCGTGGGCAAATAGATAAGGCTTTAAATGTACTTGCGTATGCCATGACACCCATGCCACTTGAACAAATGGAACAAGAACTTCTGAAATGTATGATGGTTATGGTCAAGCCATCACAAGAATCACAATCAGATATCGCTATGCGTATACGTCTGATTGCTGAAGGCTTGCAAGATTATCCTGCTGATATCTTCTTGCATGCCGTCAAGCATGTATCTAAGACAAAGACATTCTTTCCTAGCTTGTCTGAGTTTCGAAATGCAGGCGAATGGCGATACCAAAAGCGTGTCAAGCTATTAGATATGCTAGAGTTAGCTCAAAATAATGCACAAGAGGACTAGTATTTGGTGCAATAATGCAGTAAAATAAAACAAAAAGGAGAACACAATGAGCGTAGTTAATCTAAAGCCACCGGTTCGTGACCCCAAATGGAGAATGGGATTCATTGGTGGATCAGATGCAGTCAAGATAATGAGTGGAGACTGGCATCAATTATGGTTAGAGAAGACTGGTCAAGGAGAACCAGTAGACTTGTCTGATCAATTCAACGTACAACTTGGTACATACACAGAAGACTTTAACATTGCTTGGTTTGAGCATGAGTACAATTTACAAGTGCTTGCTTTTCAGCATGAAGTATCTACTACAATAGATGGCATACCTTTCAAAGCTACACTTGATGGTGTACTTAGGGAGAATGGCATTGATGTTGGACTTGAATGTAAGCACACAAGTTCATTCAGAAAGTTTGATGACATACTTGCTTACTACACACCACAGATACAACTGTATATGAAAGTAGCCAAGCTAGATAAGATGTATCTATCCGTTATCTTCGGCAACCAATGGGAATGCAAACTCATTGAACGCAATGAAGATGAATGGCAACGCATGTTACCTATACTCAAAGACTTTTGGAATCATGTTGTTAATAAGATACCACCTCAATCAGATATGCCAAATGAATTACCTACTGGTGTACAGCACATGACCATAGACAATATGGTGGCACGTGATGCTAGTAAAGATAACTTCTTTATAGAATTACAGCATCATTACATTGCTCACTTTGATGATACAAAAATATTTGAGAATGCAAAGAAAGAACTCAAGTCTCTTGTAGAACCTAATGAACGTGAGGTTTACACAGACAAACTATCAATCAAACGCAACAAACGTGGTGCATTAACCATACATATCAAGGAGATAGACGAATGACATTCCTAGAAAAGAAAAAGAAATGGTGGGAGTATCACAAAGATAACCCACATGTATACGAATACTTCAATCAGTATACACACGAAGCTATTAATAGTGGTGCAAAGAAATGTTCACCATGGTTAATCGTAGGTCGTATCAGATGGGAGACAGCCATCACTACGTCAGACGTAGACTTTAAAATAAGTAATGATTATATAGCCTTTTATTCTAGGCTATTTATGCACGACAATCCTGCACATAAAGGATTCTTTAAAACTAAACCAATGAAAGGAGAGACTCTTGTCTAATCAAAATAAAAATGGGGTCAAGCCCACAACAAACTCAACCCCGGGTGTCAACGTGGGAGAACACAAGACTAGTAACAGTACCAAAAATACTGAGCCTTGTAAATCACTTAAAGAAGCTATGTCAAAATTTCAGCAGTTAAATATATCTGCATTGAAAAGTAGTAGCAATCCATTCTTCCATAGTAGCTACGCAGATTTGACCAGTGTTATCAATGCTGCCAATCACGGAGCAGAGTTTGGTTTATCATTCTCACAAGCAGTCAAGTATGAGAATGCTATACTGAATGATGGCGAGCATAAGCAACGTATGCATATGTCTATATATGTAGAGACAACAGTTTCTCATTGTAACGATAGCGAAACGTTAACTAGTTTCGTGCCAGTCCTTATCAAGAAAGGTAAAGAAGATGATGCACAAGCAATGGGTAGTGCGATTACCTACGCAAAACGTTATGCGTTGCAGGCAATCATGGGTCTAGCATCAGACGATGATGGCAATGCTGCAAGTGATACCAATAAAAAAGATATTGGCACTATCAATACTAAAACATCTAACCATAAATCAAGTAGGAGTTTCTAATGGATCAACAATATGACGATACAGACAGAGGTGCATTCTTTGCACCTCGTGAAAACAATGTCCTTGTAGGACAAGGCAAACTAAACAGCAATGGCAACGAAGAGTATCATGTCATTGTCAAAGCTACACTACCATCCGGTAAAGTAATACGTGAGGTATACAAAAAAGTTGGTGTGCTTTTCGAGAATCAAAGTGACAATTCTAAAGCACCACATCTTTCCGGTGACTATGAAGAACGACGTTTAGCAATATGGTTTGCTACATCACAGGCAGGTAATGATTATATGGATGCAAAGGTAAGCGATAAGATGGCCACTCAAGGCTCTCAGAGCATCACTGGTGGTTCTAATCAATACCAAGCTATCAAACAGGGTACTGCTACTGTTGAAGAGTTTACAGACGAAGTTCCATTCTAATGATTGATAGAGTAACCTATAATGGTAGATCAGAATTAGCTGAAGCAAAAATTCTTAACTTGTCCGTAGCTAAATACTATGGACTTGTTAAAGAATATGCACAGATGCTACACGAAACCAAAAGATTAAATGAAAAACAACTTGCCGAAGATAAAGAAAAAGCAGAACTTAATATAATTTATTCTGTTAGATATAATCTTAACTGGCTAGTATTACAAAAACTTAAAGGAGATAAATATGAAAACAGCAGGCCCAATAAGAAACAATAGTCAATGCGAAGACTGTGGTATAAACATAGAGATGAGTAAGTATCAGTATGGAAAGCTATGCCCGGAATGTAAAGGTGATAGAAGGCAAGGCAATGCAGAGTTGAGGCAAATATTCAAAGACTTACAAAAAAGAAAGAACGTACAGTTAGAGGAAGAAGATTGGTCAAGCCAAAACATAAAGACCAATGACAATCAATTGTATAGACATCGTAGGTTTGAATGACTTTCGGTTACGAAAGTTATTCTATGTCTTTACGTTTTGCATGCGTACAACTAAACGACCTGCTCTGCTAGGCACTTGCCTGTACCATTTTGAATGAGTCATTTCATATGCAGCTTCAAACCAATCACGTTGATCCACTGCTTTTTTCATGTTCTTAAATTTGGATAGTCTTGGTCTACCCATATTGAACATCATATTAGCAATGATATGTTGCACATCTACAGGTAGTACATCAAAGTCATCATAAAGTTTTTTACATTCTTCTATTGTTACGTGTATATCTTGCTTCAAACAATTCTGTACTCGTTCTTCTGACACAGGAGTACCTACAGGTTTCTCATACTCCTCATCCCACTCAGTAATTAAATGACCTACACCCATAGTAGGCAGGCCTAAGTGATCACGATAGACTTCGTGCTTAACACCTTCATCTTCAATGATCTCTTTCTT